CTTTTCGACCGGCCTTAAGTTTGGCGTCCCGCACGGATATATGCTTGAAGTAAAGAACCGCTCAGGAAACGCTGCCAAGAAGCATCTGCTTGTGGGAGCTTGCGTTATCGACTCTGGCTATGACGGAGAGGTGTTTGTGAATCTCCACAACGTCGGAAGAGAACCGCAGTTTATCGCCGCCGGTATGAAGATCGCACAAGTTGTATTGATTCCGGTTGTGCATTTCCGCGCCGTCGAGCGCACCGAAGGTAATCTTTATGATTATCCAATGACAATTAGCAACAGGGGCGATGGAGCCCTAGGGAGTACGGGATGACCCCCGAGCAAAAGTATCGCAAGCACTATGAGCGCATGGCACAGCTTTGCAAAGAGAATGATTGGGGTGACCCCTTCAGCTATGCCCGAAGCAAGGAAATTTATGCAGCAATTGCCTTAGGTCACACGGTCGCAGACACTTTTTCAGGCGGTGATGCTGTTAACCAAAACGGTGACGAAGTTGAATACAAGTCAACGATTGGCAAGAATTGTAAAGGATCCTACACGGGTATCTCAGTGCAAACAACCTGGGAAGAGCAAAAGCGATATCTGTTTGAAGAAAAGCTTGCAAAATACCCCGAACACTATTATAATAGATTTAGTGAGGGTAAGCTGGTTGAATCTTGGATGATGAGCGGCACCGATGTTTATAACATCTTGTTGCCTAAACTGGAAGGCAAATTTTCAACTGTCTTGAGTAAAAAAGATCCAAGGCTGAGCGCGAACATTACTTGGTCAGAGATCAAACAATATGGAACAAAGGTAATTTAAAATGAATAGAGAAACATATAACGAACTAACAAATACTATTAACCATTTTGATAATCGGTATACCGAAATGATCAAAATGGATGACATCATATTTGATGATCTGAATAGTCAGGTCCGCCAGTTGGGGCACGTACACGCCAAAGTACCTGCTATGACTCAAGCTCTTGCTAATGGCGCCAAGCTGCCCCCGATTTCATTGCGAAAGTTAGCTAATGGTAAGTCAGAACTAAAAGATGGTGCCACAAGGTACCTGGCACATAGGAACGCCGGCTCAGATACAATTTTTGCAACTCATTATCATGATTCGGTTAGAAACCCAAACGCTGACGAATGGTTTGATATCCAGTGTTCCCAGAATGATCATCCGGTTTCTACGCCCAACTCCGAGGCTGATATTGAGTCTCAAATTAGTAGGCGTGTAAATAAGGGTATATTTGAGAAGAAAGCCGGCTTTAAGTATGCGGATGACCCGGAGCAATTCATTATCGATAGTGTGGCTTACTTAGAGACGATTTATAAAAATTCTGGGCTATCCGCACGTAAGCTGAAGAATATACTTAAGAAGTGTCTAACAGGAACTATTACGACACTTTTTCAGTCATATTCAAAAGATACTGCCATGGACCTTATAAAATCTGTTAATGACTTTGGTTGGTCGACCAGCAAGCGGGCCCCGGACTCAATTGGGGAAATTTGTAATAACGTATGCTTTTATCCATGTGCAACTTATCCTCAACTAAAGACAAATGCCTTTGCGAATGGGGGATACAAGAAGATAGACAACCCGAATATTGATATTTATATTGTCTATTATATGGGCGATCTTGCTGGCCAAACAGAGAAGAAAATTAAAGATGCCCGCAACCACATAGAAAAAGAGTACGACAAGATCAACAATGCGTTCACCGACGCCAACGGCAACAAGATCTTTTCTGGACTATATTTTTTGCCTCAGATTAAAACAGGCCAAAACAAAGAAGATCTCTATCAGCTTATCAAGGCACGATGACCGCTGCTATACTTAAACACCAAGAAGGTTTACAGTTTCTATCGGATATACCCGATGAGTCTGTAGACCTCATCTTGACAGATCCTCCCTATATTACATCCAGAGATTCAGGTATGGACAAATGGGTAGATCATGTTGCAAAGCAAGATCAGGATGATGCTAAAGACTTGCGTACTATCGAGCAATGGAAGGAACTTAAAACTATTAGAGAGTGGGTAGACTTTCTTAAAAAGGATAACTCTCTTTTTGATAGAGACGGCAATTTGATTCTTGGAGCACCAAAACGAAAGCTGAAGAAGTATAAGAAAGATTACCTCAAGTACGGCAGTATCTATGGTAAAAAATACGCAGTTAAAACAAACTACGGTGATTGGGATTCGGAGTTTACGATGGAACAGCTTGAGCTTTTTATCAGACACTTCTATCGCGTATTGAAGCCCGGCGGAACATGTATCGTGTTCTTTGATCTCTGGAAGATTACTAATTTGAAGGACTTGTTGGAAAACTGTATTGATAGAAAACGTATTGTCCCCAAGACAAAAAGAGAAAACGAAAGCGAAGAAGCCTTTAAGCGAAGAGTCCAGTACGCAAAAGATAATCCAACTATTTCATATGGCTTTTCACAAATTCGCTTTATCGAGTGGATTAAGACAAACCCGCAGCCAATCAATAGCAGCGTAAATTACTTGACCAATTGCAGAGAAATTGCACTACTTGGTATTAAGAAATCGAAACCAACCTTTAACAGTAAATATGACAAGGGTATCTATCATCATCCACTCCAAGGTGGCAAGGATCGCTTTCACCCTACACAAAAGAGTTTACCTCTCTTTGAGGAACTAATTAATAAACATTCCAATCCAGGCGATTTGGTACTCGATTGTTTTGCAGGCTCAGCAACCACAGCTATAGCTGCGATGAATACCGATAGACGATTCACAGGCTGTGAGTTAGATGAAGAATATTTTAATAAGTCTATAGAAAGGATTGAGAGAAATCGATGAATCGTAAACAGCGCAGAACAGCCGACGCTAAACGTCGGAAGGGCGATAGCGAACAAGCGATGGAAGACAAACTAGTGATGTTTGGTCACCTTCCAGAAAGCTGTTCTGCGTGTCAGAAATCCTTTGACAAAACCAATCGAGATATGGTATTCTCTTGGACGGTGGTTGTGCGAGAGCAACAAGAATCAGTTACACTATTTTGCCCAGATTGCATTAAGAAAACACAGGAGGTTTTAGATGGGACAACGAAGAATCAATAGAGGCCACCAACGCCGCGAGGAGTTGCGCGAGCGAGCAGCAGAGCGCAAAGAGGTTCGCGATAAATTAACCCCCGCCCAACAACTACGAGCTTTGGACTATCGACTAGGAAAGGGCGAAGGCGCCACGAAGGAGCGCCGGCGCCTGGAGGCACTGGTCGATGCCGGTTAATAGAATTTCAGAACGCGCTCTTCGTAAGTTGGTCAAAGAATCAATCACCGAGGACGCTCTATGTATCGTTAAGTTTTATTCTAATGGGTGTGAGTATTGCAGTGCTCTACATGAATATTATGTGGATATTGCGGATTCATATGAAAACGAAAACGTTCATTTCTTTGCCTTCAATGTAGAAGATGCAAGTGACCTGGATTCTCTCATTAAACTAAATGGGGTTCCTACAATTGTTAGTGTTAAAACTGGACTTTTAAAATCTCGCATCAGAGTTTTAGAAGACCCCGATCCACCAAACAAGCACACTTGGTATTTTTCAAAAGATATTAAGAACTTTATTGATAGGGAGAAATAATGAACTTAACTTTTTCTTATGATGATGTGCTGCTGATGCCGCAATATTCAGATATTGTCTCACGTTCTGAGATTGATATATCGGTAGACTTAGGTAAAAACGTTACTCTAGAGGTGCCTATTATTTCTTCTCCGATGGATACCGTTTCTGGTTATCGAATGGCGCTGGTTATGGCAGAGTGCGGTGGGACTAGCGTCTTGCACCGCTATAACACCATTGACGTGCAGTGGTCCGAGTTAGTAGAATTTAAAGTAAGTGCTAATAAGGGTGGAATTGTTGGGGCTGCGATTGGTATCAGTGGAGACTATTTAGAGCGCGCAAGAATACTATACGAGGCGGGGGTGGGTTTCCTATGTGTAGACGTTGCGCACGGTCATCACGCTCTTGTGCGTCACGCCTTACAGGTGCTGCGAAAAACATTTGGCCATGATCTTCACATAATGGCGGGAAATGTTGCAACGCTTGAGGGTGTTAACGATCTCGCAGATTGGGGCGCGGATAGCGTGCGCTGTAATATTGGTGGTGGTTCTATTTGTTCCACCCGTATTCAAACAGGGCACGGGATACCTGGCCTTCAAACAATCTTTGAATGCGCGAAAACCGACCGAGACGTAAAGATTATCGCAGATGGAGGCATTAGGAACTCTGGCGATATGGTTAAGGCATTAGCCGCAGGAGCCGACGCAGTTATGGTTGGTTCTTTATTGTCGGGTACAGAAGAAACGCCAGGCGAAACCTTTAATGATCCCGATGGGTGCCGCTGGAAGTCCTATCGAGGAATGGCCAGCAAGGAAGCACAGATCGACTGGCGCGGCAAGTATTCGTCTTTCGAGGGTGTCGCAACCCGTGTCCCGTATTGCGGTTCTGCTAAGGTCATCCTCGAAGATTTAGAACGAGGCATTCGCTCTGGCTTATCCTACTCCGGCGCAAGAACAATCACAGAACTGCAAACCAAGGCTCAGTTTGTAAGACAGACTACATCAGGGTTGTCGGAGAGCAGAACACATATCCTATCAAGGAAGTGGTAGTGAGCGACGAAAACGAAATAGATTACGGCAAACTTAATAAGCGTGTTGTTTTCACAGAGAACGAACACCGACACGCTAAGTTTATTCTGAAATATAAGGAAGATGGATTTAAACAATCACACTTCTTCCGCGCGGTCATCACTGCTTACATTGAGGATGACCTGGCGTTCAGGCAGTTTGTCGAAACTATAAAACCCACGCCAAAGCGCACGCGCAAGAAAGACAAGAAACTGAGAGAAAAAGGTGAACAACTAATGAGCGATTTAGGATTGAATAAGGGTGATATAGATAACATTTTCGATTTGATCGAAAAAGAACACCCAGACCTATGAAAAACTTCGACGGCTTAACACAGTGTGCGCGAGAATGTATGGAGGGTAAAGCCTGTAAAGTGAGAGATTGTAGAATGTGGGTAGAATATAAGGATGATAAAAATTGTACATTGATCGCTATTTATAATAATGATCAA